AATCGTATTACTAAAGCTATCAACCATGACCCTCGACTAGAAGGGAGTAAGTATGGAGTTTCTTTCAAGCATCTACAAACGGACTATTGGTTTGATGAATACCATCGGTACGAGAATAACGCCCCCGCTATCATTTGTCAGGATGGCATACTATATAGCCACTACTTTAGTTCTGGTAATTATGGTACAGCTACTTCTGGTACTCACCATGCTTATACCCTCCTTCAAAATAACAATGCCAGTAGCACTTGTGGTCATTCTCATAAGCGTAGTATTTACTTTAAGGATGGTGCGTATCCTAATGGGATTATCGGGTGTGTTGTCGGCTGCTACAAAGGAGCGAGTGAGTCATGGGCTGGACAAGCGAATAAAGACTGGTGGAAGGGTGTCGTGGTCAAGAGAGAGTTGTCCGACGGAAGCTATGAGCCTCAGTTTATTTCACTTGAGGCGTTACGAAGGGAATACGGATGAGTAAGGCAGAGTTTTCTTCTTGTGCGGCTGATGGAATCACTGTGTTTTCTTATGGGTATGGTGACAGTAAAATTCGTGTTGGTGTTAAAGGAGGCCTTGGGAATAAAGAGGCTGCTGAACGTGTGATCTTTGACTACCTTGAATTCTGGTGGAATAGACTAAGTTTAGGGGAGGGAACTTATGAGTAAACGCTCAAGTATGGAGAAGATGCCCAGAGACTTATACGAAACCACAGACCCTAAAGCATTGCCACCTAAGTTCCTTGAGTTTATTAAAGGTAAGGCTTATGCAGAACCTAACTGTGGGTCAGGTCAGTTGATTAACTTGATTGGTGATACTGCTAGGTGTATGTGGGCTAGTGACATTGAGCCTCTGGGGAGGTTTACACGATGGGATGCTATGTGCCTGTCGAAACATGAACTTGCTAGGTGTGACTTAATTATTGGTAATCCTCCTTACACCAAGAGTGTGTTGTTGCCTATGATAGATCACTTCATTAGCCTTAAACCTACTTGGCTGTTGTTACCTGCTGACCTGATGCATAATGTTTACTTTGCACCTTACATGGAAAACTGTTCTAAGGTAGTGTCAGTAGGAAGACTTAAGTGGTTCAAAGATAGTAAGCACACTAGCACTGACAATTTTTGCTGGTACTTCTGGCGACAAGGTGGCTCAGATGAAGTTGACACTCGATTCATAGGCCGATAGGCCGCGTTACGAAGTAACTATGGAAGGAGCTAAAGAATGATTAACTGGTGGCTTATTGCACTATTGAGTATCGTTGGGTTAAGTTGGGTTAAGACAATGGCTAGTGATAACTCAGGTCTTGTGGCTAAGATTATTGCCATTGCTTTGGTTGGTGGCCTTATGTATATGGCAGGAGTATTTACAGAACTATGGGGAGTTTACCGATGAGTCTTACACAGGATCAAATTGATGATTGGGAGCAGTCAGAGGCATACTACAGTGGTATTGAACCTGAAGGACGAGATAGTATGACACCATTAGAGATGGTCAAGGAGTTTGCTAAAGTCACAGGGCAACAACCAACACCATCATTGTATGTAAAGCTAGTGGGTGAAGAGTTAGATGAGTGGACTAAAGAGGGGATGCGTAAGAGCGAGGGAGACCTAAAGGAACTTGCTGACCTTGTGTACGTTCTCTATGGATATGCTATGGCAATGGGCTATGATCTTGATGAGGCAGTCCGTAGGGTACATGAGAATAACGTAGGGCGCTGCATTCAACCTGATGGTAGCGTCAAACGACGAGACGATGGGAAGATCAAAAAGAACAAAGACTACCCCAAGGCGAACCTGAGTGATTTAGTATGAGTTTTGGTAGTATTACACCCGCCTGGGTATTGGTTGGAGATAGTGTAATAAACCAGTACCATGAAGGACGTATGTCTCTTGGGTATGCTGAGAAGAAGTTAGATGACCTCGGCGCACCTCAATCAATGAAGAACCGTTTATACCAAACACCACCTGATAAGGACAAGAACAAAGATGAGCAATAACTACCTGCCTACACCCTATCAAAGTTTTATTCACAAGAGCCGTTACTCTCGTTGGCTCCCTGACCATAATCGTCGTGAAGAGTTCAATGAGACTGTTGATCGTTTTATGAACAATCTAGTGGCACCTGTCGCTGGAGATGATGGCCTCACCTTTGATGAGATTTATGATGCTGTTCTTTCCCTTGACGTGATGCCTTCGATGCGAGCCATGATGACTGCTGGTAAGGCTGCTGACCGTGACAATACTTGTATCTACAACTGTAGCTACCTGCCTGTAGATGATCCTAAGTCTTTTGATGAGGCCATGTTCATCTTGCTGTGTGGCACAGGTGTAGGCTTTAGTGTCGAGCGTCAGTACATCAACAAGCTACCAGAAGTGCCTGACAACCTCTACGACAGCGATACAACCATTGTGGTCAAGGACAGCAAGGAGGGTTGGGCTAAGTCCTATCGTCAACTCCTGAGCCTTCTCTGGGCTGGTGAGGTACCTAAGTGGGATGTGTCTAATGTACGTCCGTCTGGCGCTAAGCTGAAGACCTTTGGTGGTCGTGCCTCTGGTCCTGCACCTCTGGAAGACCTCTTCCGGTTTACTATTGATAAGTTCCGTGGTGCTATTGGTCGTAAGCTGTCGTCTGTAGAGTGCCATGACATCATGTGTAAAGTTGGTGAGATTGTTGTGGTTGGCGGTGTCCGTCGCTCTGCTATGATTAGCCTTAGTAACCTGTCAGATGACCGTATGCGCCACGCTAAGTCTGGTCAGTGGTGGGAAACTCAAAGTCAACGTGCTCTAGCTAATAACTCTGTAGCTTACAGTGAGAAGCCTGACGTAGAGACATTCATGCGTGAGTGGACAGCCCTAGTAGAAAGTAAGTCTGGTGAGCGAGGTATCTTCAATCGTGTAGCAAGTCAGAAGCAAGCTGAGAAGAATGGTCGTCGTGACCCTAGCTTTGAGTTTGGCACCAACCCTTGTAGTGAGATTATCCTTCGGCCTTATCAGTTCTGTAACTTGACTGAGGTTGTTGTTCGAGCTACTGACACTCTTGAAGACTTAGAGCGTAAGGTTCGTCTAGCTACCATCTTGGGGACTATCCAAAGCACGTACACTAAGTTTCCTTACCTTCGTAAGATTTGGCAGAAGAACACTGAGGAAGAGCGTCTGTTGGGGGTAAGTCTTACAGGTATTATGGACAACCCACTGATGACAACAACCAACAAAGGATTGGAGAAGACTCTTGAGCATCTTAAGTCTGTTGCTGTTGATACTAACGCTAAGTGGGCTAGTAAGTTGGGTATTCCTGTTTCTACCGCTATTACCTGCGTTAAACCATCAGGAACGGTTTCACAGCTTGTGGATTCTGCTAGTGGTATTCACACTCGCCATAGTGAGTATTACATCCGCACTGTAAGGGGTGACAACAAAGACCCACTGACACAGTTTATGATTGACATGGGTGTACCTAGTGAACCTTGTGTGATGAAGCCTGACAACACCACAGTCTTTAGCTTCCCTGTTAAGGCTCCTGAAAGTGCTATCACACGGCATGATGTGGGTGCTGTAGAGCAGCTTGAGACTTGGCTTATGTATCAGCGTCACTGGTGTGAGCACAAGCCTTCGATCACTGTAAGTGTTAAAGATGATGAGTGGTTGGATGTTGGTGCCTTTGTCTACAAGCACTTTGATGAGATGTCTGGTGTGTCCTTCCTACCTTACGATGGTGGCACATACCAACAAGCGCCCTATCAAGAGTGCGATAAGGAACGATACGACCTAGTTATGGAGCAGATGCCTAAGTCTATCGACTGGGCTAAGTTGGCTGAATATGAGGCTGAGGATAACACATCAGGAATGCAGACACTTGCGTGTTCAGGTGATTCTTGTGAGATTGTGGACTTGACATGACAGAAGATTATGTAGTTATCACCAGAGAAGGCTGTAGTTTCTGTAGAGAAGCGGGTAAATTACTACAAGAAAAAGACAAGCGTTTCCAGTTTATTTATCTTGAGGACGAACCTTACCTAGCCAAACTCCTTAGTATGGCAGCTTTGAGGACAGTCCCTCAAGTGTTCCTTGGTAACACTTACATCGGTGGTTACTCTGATCTTCAAGAACACTTAGGTAACGACGACTAAAGCAAGCACCTGAGCATGTGTCTAAAAGGCTCCACTTAAAAGAGGTACCAATGGAAACTCCTTGTATAAGAGTCTGTAAGTTAGAGGACGGAAAGTGTATAGGATGCGGTAGAACACAAGAACAGTTACGAATGTGGACAACCTATACTGACCAACAACGACAACAAATAATGGAGGACATTAACCGTGGTGCAGCAGAAGCCCAAGACACGGACCCGCCGAGCTAAGACTAAGCATGATGACCAGAAGCAACCTATTGAGTTGGTCCCTCGTAACACCAACCAACAAAGCTACTTAGATGCACTCAAGACTTCAGATCAGGTTATTGTCTTTGGACCTGCTGGCACTGGTAAGACTTATTGTGTGGCTACCTTTGCTGCTAATCAGTATCACATGAAGGGTATTCACAAGATTGTTATCACACGCCCTCATGTCGCTGTAGGTAAAGACATTGGCTACTTGCCGGGGACACTAGCCGAGAAGTGTGAACCTTGGGCCTTACCTGTTATTGATGTATTAGAGAAGCACTTAACCAAGGGGGTTGTTGAGACTGGACTAAAGAACCAGAATATTGAGGTGGCACCTTTGGCTCTTATGAGGGGTCGATCTTTTGAGGACACCTTCGTTATTGTTGATGAGGCCCAGAACATAACACTACAAGAACTGAAGATGTTGGTTACTCGTATCGGTGAAGGTTCTAAGCTGGTTCTTAATGGTGATGTCCAACAAAGTGATCTTAAGGAAGCTGATGGGTTGACTAAGCTGGTCCATTACACTAAGAAATACATGCTTCCGATCCCAATCATTGAATTTACTATTGACGATGTTGTCAGAAGTGATATATGTCGTGAATGGATCAAGGTGTTTACTGAGGAGGGTATCTGATGAGTCTGCACAGCAAAGTAAAACAATATGATGTTCTTGTGGGGATGTTGTTTGAATACCTAGACAAAGACACTGTTAGAGTCTACTGCCACAGAGAACAAGATCGTGCAAAGTTTAACGAACTTCTCAAGCAACTTAAGAATACTATGGAAGATTGGGGATAAAATGGGCCACTGGCACTATCAAGTAATGAAAAACACTGATGAAGCTGGTAGCGAGTATTACGCCATGCATGAGTACTTCCCTATGGAGGATGGTCACATGTGGACAGAGAACCCTGTTAAGGTTGTTGGTGAGTCTGTAGAAGACCTCAAGAAGTCCCTTATGTGTATGCTACTGGACATTGATAAGCATGGGGTGGTAGACTACGAATGAGATACCATGAGTACATAAGCAAGGAGTACAGGGAATTGGATAACGTAAACCACCCTAAGCACTACGGCAACGGCAACATCGAATGTATCGACTACATCAAGGACTTCCTAAACCCTGATGAGTACCAAGGGTACCTACGTGGGAATATAGCAAAGTACCTGCACAGGTTCCCTTACAAGAATGGTGTTGAAGACCTGAAGAAAGCAAGGGTTTATCTTTCTTGGCTTATTGAGGCTCAAGAGGCTAGAAACAAGGGGGTTAAAGATGCACAGACACCACATAATCCCTAAACACATGGGTGGAACTGATGATGAAGAGAACTTGACACCAGCAATAAGTGTTGCTCTCCACGCTGAGTTTCACAAGGATTTATATGAACACTACGGGAATCGGTAAGACTTGATTGCTTGGAAGGCACTATCTGGAAGGATTACTTCGGAGGAGGCTAGGCTTGAGGCCGCAAAAGTGGGCCAACAAAACTCAGAGTCATACAAATCCAGAGATTTAAAAAGTCACTTAGATAACATAAGAACTAAGGAGGGTTGCTCAAAGGGTGGGCAAGTGGCTTCATTATCTTTGCGAGAGTGGATAAAGAACAATAAGGAGGAACATAGGTTGAGGTGTCAGGAGTTAGGAAAGCGGAACTCCCAAAAGAGGAAGATACCACACGAATATGAAGGTGTTGTTTACGAATCTAAGAAATCTCTCCAAGAGGCCACTAAGCTATCTAACACAGGTTTTTATGCAAAGTTGCGCCGAGGAGAAATAAAACGTCTGATAGAGGCACAGGGGAATAAGACATGATGTTAATGACACCTGCACTACTCGTAGCTAATCTGATAGTGTCTCTTCTACTTGTTATGGTTGTGGGTTACATCTGGCGACTTATGACATCAACCTCAGTAGTCTTGACTTATGTAACACTTTACCTTAATGATGAATTTGAGGACTTTGGGAGTAGGAACTTCGAGGATGATTGACATACTTACTCTAGTTGGTGTAGTCTTCTTGTGTTACTGGGCACTAAAGAATTATCCACCAACACCACCTTATGATTAGGAATCTGACAGATGAGACAAAAACTATTAGCTTTCTTACTTATGATGTTACCGTCTATGGGACTAGCAGAAGTATCATTTGATGAAGAGACTAGCACACTCCGTATCACTGGTCCTACAGATATGGTACAAGTCATTCAAGCAAGTAACTACATGACAGAACATGAGGTGCAGTACATTGAGATGTGGGGGCCGGGTGGGTACATGCGGATGGGTCTACAACTAGGCAACCGTATCTCCCGTGAGACTACAGCAACAGTAGTAATACCTAAAGGTAAGCGATGTATCAGTGCTTGTGCCTTTGCAGCAATGGGTGGTAGTCACATCCGTATTGATGGTAAACTTATGTTACACCGCCCCTTCATTACTAATGCCCCTATTATGGAAAGACTTGAGGATGTACTAGCCCACATGGGAAAAGGATACCTCATGACTGCTTACTACTTAGAGGATCATGGGTATGACCGTAGTATCATGAACAGTATGATGAACTACACAAGCCCTTGTAAGTTTATGGTGTACAAAAACACGGAGGTGAAGAAACCAGAGGATTTAGTACTGTGGAGTTTGGACGACAGCAGATGTGAAATGTTAAATAGGAAGGTGCTACGATAGAAATATTCCGTAATCTAATAGCGGCTATGTTTCTACTGTCGGCTTGCGCACCGCATCAGCCATACTACGATTGCATTAGTGATCCTTGGTTGAAGCAGTGTGAGGAGAATGACAGTGGTCACTAGGGACTGGTAAAGGGGAATGAACTAACGGACGCGACTGCTCCTATAAGTTCATGTGGGCCGCTAATAAACAAAGAAAAACCCCACTAGATTTCTCTAGCAGGGTTCTATAGAGGCTCACTTGGGGAAACCTAAGTGGGCTTTTTTCTGTTGGCGACAACCTACTGTCTTGTAAACAGGCTTCTAATCCATCTACCTATTTCATTAGGGCTTGGGAATAGCCACCCAAGGATCAACAGAAGAATCACCCAAGCAGGAACCTCATTGACTACTACAGTCTCAACTCTATCAGAACTTACCTTGTTGGTATCTGCTGTCTGACGTATGGTTCTCGCTTGAGGTCTCACCAGTTTCTGTTCTGTTATGTTGGTGGTTCCTACTGTCTGGTTGTTGGTCTTCCCAGCTTGTGTGTTGGCCGCTGTGTTGACCCCTCCCCCTGTCAGCATCCCCAGAGGATTGAGGCTTGAGCAGCCCACCATTAGGAGAATACCAAGACATGCCAAAAGCAAGCGCACCAAACGTAAAGACAGGGAAGGCAAGGATAGTAACAACTTCAGGCTCCTTAGTTTCTACGATGTACGCCAACCATAGGAATAAGGCTACAGCTAACTCTCTCTTGTAGCTCTTAGCGGTTGATGTTTTGGTTTCTTTCGATTGCATCTCGGATAGCCTTTAGGTTCTCATCAATCCTAGCAAGCATCACTGACTGGTCCTGAACAACCTTCTCAAGAGAAGAGATACGAGTTTCATGGACAGTATAGACCCGCTCAAGACGGAAGGAGTTGTTGTCTACATCGTTGCGTAGGGTAGCCATAAACCAAACAAAAGCTATAGTTTGAATCATGATAGCAAAGATTAGGGTGATTGGGACTCTTTTGTCTAAGTGCCACTGGTTTTTGTTGTCATCATTATCATCATTGCTCATGGGTACTTCTTTCGATCAAGCTCAAAGTGAGGCCCATCCTTAAAGGTATTCCAGTCACCACCCCATACGATAGCTACCTCAAGTTCATCAGCAGCAGTCTTCATAGCATCAGCAATAGGGTAGAAGTACTCCCAGTCCCATGACAAAGGATAAGGCGCAATGTCTACAGCATGGCCTGTGAGGTGCCTAGAGTTCATCGTCTGAGAGGCACCCTTAGCCACTAACTGACGTTGGCGTTCAATGTGGCGTACACCTTCGATTACAACGAAATCAGCTTCAGTGATCTCAATGGCACGTTTCACTACAGCAACCAAATCAGGGTGTACACCTGAGAGGTTCTGCATACTGCGTTGTGAGAGTTTATAGGTCATGTGCACTCCTTATGCTGGTGGGGTGGGCCAGACGACTTCTCTAGGGTCTTGTGTGTTAGCAGGTAAGTCTCTAAGTTCTTGGCGATAGGTAGCCCATGCAGCTTGGTCAACCGGGGCGTCTGGCACTTGGGTCCAGTCGGAGGCTTCAAGTTTAGCATTGCGCTCAGCCCGAAGTTCTTCCCACGCAGCAGCTATTCGGCGGTCATCAGTAACGGTTATTTTCATGTGACAGTTACCTCGCAAGATGCCTCAAGCCACGGGAAAGGTGGGAGTAGCTTTACTTGCCAAACCCCAGCAGCCGAGAACGAAAGTGTCAGACCTGTGTTGTCAACAGTCCCAACAACCTCTCCGTCAACCTTAACTTCAGTGCCCTCTGGTATATCTGCTAGCACCCAATCTTCATTGACAGTAAGGCTGTGGGCTTCAGGCAGCGGACCACCAACAGGCACTCGGTCTTTAGCAACGCCTTCACTAAGATCAAACCACATATCAAGTGTGGCTCTTTCTGGCACTTCTACAACTGTCCATTCTGGTGTGTATGCTGGAGGTATTGAGTCTCCATGGCCTACCATGTGAATGCGGCCAGAGTTATCGTGCATCAGCCAATATATTCTAGGGTTGTATGTCATTTCATAAGTCCAAATACAGTAATGCCACACCGACCGTCGCCAGAGAATATATCATTCTGAATAGTGCAGGTGTGTGTACCTGGTGGTAAGAAAAGGCCGCTTGTCATAGCGCCAGTTGTGCCTTCTATCGGGCTTTCTGTTTGCACCTGAACTCCCCCAATATACAGCCTCCAGAAATGCGCGTTTTTTCCATTCCCTTGTGTGAAGGTGGCAATAGCTGTGACCCACCCAGCTTCTGTTATTGTGATATTTGTAGCCGCAGAGTAAATGCCAGAAGCAACATTGTTTCTTGAGATTGCCCCGTCTCTAATTTTGATGGTGTCTACCGAAAGGTCAACAATAGCTGCTTCATCAATAATGGCATCTTTAATGTAAGTGCCAGCAGGGTAAATAACACCATTGATGTTTCTAGCTGAAGTAAAGATCGTGAACGGATTGTCACCGCCAGTGCCATCACTGTTGAACACAGCAAACTGATCTGCCCGGACATTGAACGCAGAACCACCAGCACCAGACAAAAGCTGAAAGCCTGTGATGTTATTGTTATTGTCAATAGTGACGCCATACTTGCCTTCAAGACCATCAACATCATTCTCAATAATAGAGACTTCAGTAATCGTAGCGTATTCATCAGCAACTTCAGCTTCAAGCGTGCTGATCTTACTGTCGATCACGTTTTCAACTGTTGGGTCAAGAGCGTCCCAAGGGATGACAGCATCACCAATATCTGCGGTCGTGATTTGACGAGTTGTTGCACTGGCAGGACCGACAAAAGCTGATTTGTTGTCAGAGAAATCTACAGCCCGAATCCAGTAGTAGCGTGTAGTCAACGGCGCTAGATTGCCTCGGTTAAACGTGCTCCCAAACGCTGCTGCTATTTGTGTAGCGTTAGACAGACTGGTGTCAGCGGATTCCCAAACCTCAACAAAGTTCAAATCTCGGTCAACAGGGTTTACCCAAGAGATATTGATAAACCCAAGAACTCCTTCGGCTGCAAGAGATGTCGGCAAACCGGGCGCAGTAGCGTCACCGCCAACAGTCGCTGTGACTGTCGCATAAGGCCCAGACACACCAAGAGTGTTGACGGCTTTCACCCGAATTTCATAGGTGGTGTTTTCAACAACCGGCGCGATCTGATACTCGGTCGATCGGAGGTTTACGCTTTTAAACTTAAACTCTCCCTGCGCTCTCCACTCAAGAACATAGTAATCTGCAAAGGCGTCGTTTGGAGCGTCCCAATCAACAATGAAGCTGTTTACAAAAGTACCATCTTCAGTGGTAAAACCACCGTCAGAAACTGTGAGGTTCTGTGGAGCAACAGTGATAAAGGGGCTAGGAAGGTTGGAGTTATCTCTCTCGTAAACTACACCATCATCAACTTCATCAAACACATTCTCAGAGATTTCACGCAGCACCATCTGAACTTGTAAGTCTTGGTTGTCGGCTAAACCAAAGGTCCAAGAGGCAACTTCAAAAGCCTTAGTTTCCCAACCAAAGCGTTCAATAGTGAGGTTCACTACATCACCAACCTGAACTTGAAAGGCCCTCATGCCAAAAGAAGCAATAACTGTAAGCTGCTGCCTATTACGCTCAAGGGCAATACGAGCAATCCTACGAGCTTCTACAGAGGTATCAGTAAAGGGTAATTCAATATCAAGAACACTCTCTTGACCACCATCAGCAGTTACAAAAGCTGGGTTGCTTACTTCAGGATAGTCTGTTACTTGCCAGTCAGATTCTTCACCACGGAATGTCCCACGGACAGTGTTGAAGTTATCCCTGCGAGAGTGCCTAGTCTTAACAGAGATACTACTACGGAGATCATCCTCAGTGAATGTAATAGTAGGAGGAACCCAATAGGCAGGCTTCATACGCCATTGACCTTGGGCATACCACAACAACCCACCCATAGAAGTAAGCATGTCACTTAGGGTATCATAAGGTGAACTCTCAGTCGTGAAGGCACCATTGCAAGTGTACCGTGTGGAACTATCTTGGGTATTAGTGTCATCACACACATTAGCTGCTGTAACTACAAGATCATCATCAATATTCTGTGCGCTTTCCGCAAGACCGTAGCCAGAGGTCAGGTAATCCCTGAGACACAAAGCGGGGTTATCACTCCAGTAAGTTGTGCCGGAGTTGGGGTCATATACCTTTTTGCCCTTAATCGTGGCCGTTATTTTAGGCACACCGTTAGGGAATACGTCGGCATCAAAGACAAAAATATTGGTGAGATAAGCAATCCCACGAAGTCTGTGATCGGCAGTCCAACCTGCTACCTCAGTAACAAGGTCATTATCCGCTAACTGGTCAGGAGAACCCAAATGCTGGTTAATCCTTATGAAGCCATTATACCTGTCACTTTTTGTGCCGTCTGGAAGTTCCACCTCTGAGACGTTGCCTTGAAAGACATTGTTCCTGTCAATGACAGCGATGCCGCCATTGGGGAACGGGTCACCTGAAAGGCCAAGAGCATTCACAACCTCAGTCAAGGTGGGCGACGTGACGTTAGTATAAACACCGGGTTCAATAAGATGAGTTGATCTAGCTTTGTATCTTGGTTCAAAAGGGGCCACAATGGTCGGAGAAATATTGTATTCATACAGAGTGACTGTATCAAAGCCCGTTACTTTTGCATCGTTAATGTAGATTTCGTCAAAGGACTCAATCTCATGTCCAGCATAAGCGACCGCTTGGTATAGGTATTTATTCTCCGCGCCATTAGAACTAACGTGAACAATAGCACCACCAACACGCGCGCGACCATAGATGATCTGATGATCTAGGGCAGCACCCCTTTGATTTACTCTATAGCCACGGTTACTCCTCTGGCCTGAGCTTAGGGTAGGTCTCCCCGGCTTAGGTGTAAGGGCATTAAG